TTTTTTTGACTCGACTGTGAGAGTAGAAGCCAAGATTTTAGGCAGACAAAATCCTACAGCTAATGCTATGATTGTTAATTTAACCAATTCTTATGTTGTTAATAGTGCTGGAACATTAACTGCTATGGGTGTTATTAGTAGTATAGACCCTAGAAATACTGCTGGAGCCTCTGGTTGGACTGTTCCAACTATTACTATTTCTGGAAACAAATTAGATATAGTGTCTGGAGCCAATGCGTCAACAACTATTCATTGGGCCGCATTTATCAATATATATGTCAATCACTATTAATATTCAATGAATACTAATTAAATTGTATCCAATACAAGGAGTTTGTATGGAACAAATCTTTTTAGGATTTATAACCTGGCAATTTTTATTTTTTTGTTTAGCTCTTGGTGCATTAGTATATGTAGTTAGAACTTCAGTAGAATTTGCTTTACATAATACTAACAAAAATGCAAAGTGGTGGAGAGAATTGGTTCTCCCAATTTTTCCAATTGTGTTAGGTCCAACAGTTACTTTTTTTATTACTGTTTATCCATATCCTGAAGGATTTGATGGTGCCGGAGGTCGTTGGATTTTCGGATTAGTCGCGGGTTTTACTTCTGGATTTGTAGTAAGAATTTATAAATCTTGGCTATCTGGTAAAGTAACTGATTTAATCAGCCGACTAAAAGTAACCTTAACGCCAAATAAAGAAGAACCAAAAGAATAATAACAAATTTAGTTATATAAATTACCGATGGTAGGATTATGAGTTTTCCAAATACTTTTGATGACGATACAACTATACCTTTTGTCAACGATAATATCGTTGAAATTGGCGGAGAAGCTATTAATGCTTCAAGAAATGCTATTTTTAATATTGAACAAAATATTGGATTAAATGCTCAAGGCAGCATGCCCACTATTGCTGCCCGTTTAAATGTATCATTACTGCCAGATGGTAATATTAGACCTTCTGCCATTGCTAGTATGGGTTTAGTTACTTTACCAATTGTAGATAGTCAAATTGCAGATTGGGCTGCCATTCCTGAACGAAAATTACAATTAGACCATCGAACACAAGATTTATTTAATTATATTAGAGATTTATCAGGTGATGTTAATACTGCTATTGGTTGGATAAATAGTACGGGCATTAAATTAGAGCCTCATTTATTAGGGCAAATTTATCGTCATGAATTAAGCCAAATCAATGTGAGTAGCGCTCCAATTAATTTCTTAGATAATAATTTAAGGCTATTACGAGATAATAGTGATTCTTATAAGTTAATTAAAGATATAAATAGTGAATTATTAGCTCACCAATGGGCAGACGGTTCACCATTTGGTACTATTAGCAATATCATTACTAATGATGGTTCTACTTTTCCCAATAATTTTGCTCATACAGCTGGAGGTATATTTATTAATACTTCTAGATTTGCAACTATTCCGCAAACAGCGGATGATTTGCAAGCTTTTGCAGAGTTTATTGATAGTACCAGTATTTTCTTATTAGGAACTAGATTACAAAACTTATATTCTAATGGTATTTCTCGAGAATCACGATCTACCTCTTTATTAAATGATGGTTATGGTGCTCCGATTATTCCATCGACTCCAGCTATTGCCTTTTTGAAAAATTTAGGAAATAGTAGTAGCCCAGTTGATGATATTAATAATGGAGATGATATCGTTGAACTATTACCACCAACCAGCGTATTATCCAATAATTCTTTTGATCAAAAATTTGCCCTAGTGCAAGTGGGTGATATTATTAGGGTAAATTACGGAACTATTGAAGTTGCTTTTGTTATTAAAGAAAAAAAATATATCCAAAATGGTGGTAATAAAAGATTTATTATTCGAATTGCTGGTAAAAATATTCAATATGCGCCCAATGCTTCGGTTAGAATTGATAAACCATTAGTTAATATTAATAAATATGGCGTCTTAGCAGTTTCTGCAGTCAATAGTGGTAATGCTTCTGTTCCGGCTAGTTTAATTACAGTTAATCCTAGAGGCGCGCAAGCATTAGGATTAGGATTTAATCCAGATCAGTTTGATGCCAGTCATTATATGCTATATTTGGCGTTATTTACTACCGGCTCTCCTAATGATGGGTATATTATTTTACCACCTATCGATGTGACAGGTAATGCAGGAACGACACCTGGAGCTTATACTTTAAATTCTGTAGTAGAAGCCACTAATAATGCTTTTAGACGTGCTGGGTTTAATTATCGATTTGTCGCCTTTCAATATCAAGGTGAATTTGGAATTGCTTTAGCAGACTCTTATGGTAATGCTGGTTTTTCTATTTTAAATGCAGTCGTAAACAGCAATGGAACATTAAATGAAACTGAAACTAACATTGTATTTCCTAATAATGTAGTTAGCATGTTTTCAGATGATGGGACTACTGGGCCCGATCCTTTAGGATTTGGACCGACAGGATCCGCAGTCGCCAGTCCTCCATATCAAGCTTCTTATCCTTCGGCTGAAGCTGCAGTTTTGCCCACGAAATTATTTTTACCATTAAAAAGAAATAATTATTATGTCAATGGTACTGAAAGAGAAAAATTAAACCTAGATATTGACCAAGTACTAGATACTTATGGTGATGGTTATTGGCCCGCTACGATTGTGGCTCAAACAATTACTCCAGGGCCATCAGGTTCAGTTAAAACTACTTATCGAGTAGCGTTAGATCTTTCAGCCTCTCAATTAAAAATTGGTAAAACTTTAGTCGTTCAATCTCTAGATGGAACAGGAACTTCTCCTAATGATTTTGGTAGATTTATTATTGAGAATATTTCCTTAAGTTGTTCCCCTTCTAATTATACTGATATCACGGTCTTAGATGCTGTTCATGGATTAGGAACTACTGGGTCTAGCGGATTAGTATTAGGAGTAGGCGGTAAAGTTGCGCTATATTTCTCGCAAGACTCTATTGCTTTAAATGCGGAGAGTGCTACTGATTTTTCTGAAGTTTCTCCCTTTAAACGATTTTTTGAAATTTATGTAGATGAAAATGGAAACACTTTCACTCATGAACGAGCTAGATTTAATAGTGGTGGAATTTCTCCGCTTATTATTAATGATAATATTCCTTTAGTTAATAATTCAGAGTTAATTAAATTAAATTTTGTTAAAGTGTCGCCTAAATTAACAGGGTATCCATACGGATCCATAAATAAAATAACGTTATTCATGAATTCTTATGATAACGTTACTGGTAATTATGATGGATATTTAGCCGCTTGGGATGGCAATTTAGCTACGCCAGCAACTCATCGTGGACCTGTAGTTTCAGGAAAAAGAGGATTAGTTTCTAGATTTTACGATGAAACTTATTTAGATTATATAGATATAGTTTTTGATTTTAATAGTACGGTGTCTTCATTTGCCGATCAAAAATTAGACATTCAATTATTTCCAAGTTTAGCGCTAAATAGTCAAATTATGACTATTGGCTCCTGTCAGTACAATGATGTTAGTAATGTCATTAATTATATTAATGACGATCGACAATTTGGAAATATTTCAGAAAAAGATTTAACTACTTCGGCTTTAAATTATATTGCTGCACCTGAAAGATTATTGCATGGCAATGGAGTAATTAAAGGTTTTGAGCTACAAAATATTCCAGGGTTAACTAATCCTCGCAGAGGAAATATTTATTTAACAGGTGGAGAACTGTTAGTTAATGGTAAATTCATTCAAAAAAATGATGAAACTGTCATTATTCCAGCAATGCGAGAAGTAACTCCTGGAATTAGCTCCACTTTAAAAATAAACTGGTTAGTCTGTATTAATTCTTTAGGAGATTATGAAATCTTACCGTTATTAGATCCAGATCCTATTTTAAATACGTCTAGCAATACTAATAGAGCTTTTGTTGGGCAAAACTTAGTCAATGGCGGAAGTTATAATTTAAATGGGACTACTTTCTCTAATGTTATTAATAATAGAAAAGATTTAACCTTATTATATATTGCTGCCGCCACTTCAGTAGCTATTAATCCGCCTACTGTTAGCTTAGTAGTTCATGATATTAGAAAATTTGTCAATGATGGCGATACTATCTTACCATTAAAATTAACTTCAGCTAATAGTCAAGGTAATTTTAAAAACATTGTGCCAATTTTTAATTGGATTAAATATAATAATGCTTTTAATGGTACCGTTATTGTTAAAGGCGCGAATGTTAATAATGCAACTGTTGCTGCTGCCACAGAATTACATTTTACTAGTGGAAATGTTACTATAGATGGTCAAAATAATGCAACTATTACTTTTAATTCTGCCTTAACAGTAGGATCTAATTTAACATTTAAAGATTCGATATTAAATTTAAATGCTGGCATGTTTATTAAAACAAATGCCACTATTACCAATTTAATATTTGAAGGCTGCACGTTAAACGTTATTTTACCATCTTCTGCACCTAATACTACTGCGCTATTAGATATTAATAATGGAAGTAATATTAAATTTAAAGATTGTACTTTTAATGTAACTTGGAATAAAAGTTTGCCAGTTCAATCTTATGGATTGGAAACTACTTTTCCCTGTTTAATTAGAGCGACTAATACGAGTAATTTTATCGTAGATAATTGTGTGATGTCTGTAGATTATACTACTGCTAGCGTAGGAGTTCCTCCTGGCGGACATATTGTGCTCATAGATAGTGATGATGCAATTATTAATAACTGTACTTTTAGTGGAAATACTGATAAAACTTTAACTATTAAAAGCTCTAATAATGTTAAATTTACAAATTGTAGTGTATCATCTACTTATAATCCCGTAGATGATGGATTTGATGCTACTAATTTGGTTAGTTCAGAAAGTGGTTATGTTTATTGTAGAATGGATAATCCAGTAGATAACATTTTAATTGATAATATTTCTTTTAATTATGTTCCGGCAGGAGATCCAGCTGCAGATACGGATCTAAATATTAGATATCCATTTATTAGTTTTGAATTAGTAGCGTTAAATGCCACTTTAAGCAACTTAACCATTAATAATTGTAAATTTAATCATTTAAATACTGGAGCAGTAGTTACTGATATTAGACCAGGTATTGCTATTGTCAATACATATTCTGCTTTAGCTGGACCCACATTACCTAATGCCCAACAAGTTAATTTAATTAATGCTAATATTACTAAGAATATTGGTAATAGAAACCAATCTATTATCATTACTTCTAGACGCGATAGCGCTGGATTAATGAATTATCCTGGATTAGCGGCTCAAGGATGTAACATTAAAGATAATATTTGCGGAAATATTGGATATTTTATTTCTAGCGCCGTACAAACAGTTAATTTATCTCCCAACTATACTAGTTTGCCAGATAAATTAACAGGTTTAACTATTGAAAACAATGTCTGTCATTATATTTATAATTGTGACGAAGATGGTTACTCTTTCTTAATGTCTAAATTAGTAGGCGGCTCTAGTTCTAATCGTTGCGCGTATCCAAGTGGGTATGTAGATATTAATAAAAATAAGGCCAATTGGATTCATGTCGGTTGTGCTTATGAACAACAAAGCGGGCTAAATATTACTAATAACGTACTTCAAGCATATTCAGAATCTTATTTAAATATGTTTGGAGCTAATGAAGGTAATTTTTATGGACCAGTCTCTGGTACTCGTTCTTTTAAGTATGCTATTTTTGTAAGTACTAATAAATATAAGATGAATCCAATACAAAGCCCTTCAGAAGGGAATGATACTTCCATTTTAATTTCTGGAAATATTGTTAATCAGGGTTACTGGTATTTATCTAATGGTGTAGTTAACAATTATACTTATACTAATGGCTATATTTTCTGTCAAGGTTCTAGCACTATTACAGATAATATTTTAAGAGGTGCTGGTGTAGGCAATTTAATTCTAGTTGGTGGTTTACGTAATATTATCAAGGGAAATAAAATTTATCGAGATAATATTGATGTTACCTCTTACATTAGATTTGATAATTTTGATACTCCTAATTGGGATAGTAACCCAGACGGAGAGGGTGCTGGTTCTCAAGGCTTAGTAGTAGATAATTTCTTTGATAAACCAACAATTAATGCTGTCGGAGTAACCGGATCATTTAACGGATTATCTTTTTTTGGAGCGATAAATATTCCTTCTACTGCGGCACCTGGATGGATTGTAGAAAGAAATAAAAATCAAACAGGAATTGCCATTGTTCCCTGGACTAATGGTCATATATTATATCATACTACAGGTGGATCTGCTTTTGGACCAGATGGTTATGATGACCTTTATATGAAACCTGCAAATAATAATCCTTCAGGAACTTTTACTGGAGAATATCGCTCTAGAGTTTTAAGATTTAGAGATACAGAATCTGTTGGTTTTAGATTATGGGGAGTTCAGGTTAATTTAGAGGCATTTTTACCAAATGGAGTTCGAGTGTTAGAAGTTTCTTCGGCTATTCGATCTTTTGGCACCCAAGTTGATTATAATCCAGCATCTCCTCCAGCAGCTACTTCTAATTTTTGGATTAATTTAAGTTCACAAGATATGCAAAATATCGGAGTAGGAACTTTTTCTTTAGATAATTTTAGCACAGTTTCTGATAACGATGATGGTGTATTTGAAATTAATAACACTGTCTTTTCTAATGTTACAGGCGGAGATTTTAATTCTAGTAGCTTAGCTCTTCCTTTTGAAATTGACTTAACTAACTATAATGGAAATGATATTTCTAATAGATACATTACTGGCCGAGGAATTGGTATAACTTTATCTTTAGATGCTAGATGGGCAAGAGATTCTATTTTTTTTGGTACTGAGTTCTTAATTTCTCCAGTACTTGTTACATATCGATGGTAATCTATGGGCGCAAATAATTTCTTTAAAAGCAATTTAATGTCTTTACATAACGTGGTACAAGCCTCCATGTTAGTGTATCCTAAAGAAGTTATTATTGCTACGTTAAGAGATTATTTCTCTAAAGATGATTATTATCATTATGCCAAAGATCAATGGGGTTTTGCTAACACTATCGATCATACTGATTTACCTCCAGGGGCCGATATTCCAACCTCTCATAATCAATATGGAGCCAATGAAGAGGGATTAAGCACTCGGGTGTTTATTGGAGAAAATTATCGATATAATGGAATTTATTATCCAGCTATTTTAGTCAAAAGCGGCGGCAGTACTTATGTGCCTATCTCTATTAATAGAGAACAGGAAGCTGTACAATATGAAGATATTGTATATGAAGATGGATATGGTAATCAAACTGTAGTTTCTAAACCTAAAGCTTTTGTGACAGCTGGTGCCTGGGAAGGCAGTATTATTATTGATATTTTATCTAGAAGCTTGCGAGCAAGAGATGATTTATCAGAAGCTATTGCTATGTGTTTTACTGAATTTTATTTTGATAGTTTATATGATATTGGAATTATTGTAAAACCTCCAATTATTGGAGGCGCCAGCGAAACTGATGATAGAAATGATAAGCTTTTTCGCCAAAGTATTACGTTAAATGTTAGAACTGAATGGCGAAGAGAGATTCCAGTAGGCAATTTAATTGATACTATCTTTTTTACCGTTATTTTTGAAGATATTAGCAAGCCCGCTAATCCAGTACCTGCTAATTTAACTATTAATACCGAAGTTAGTTTAACTGATTTGTTAATCAATCTATGAAAATTTGCACCAAATGCCAGATAGAAAAATCTTTATCTGATTTTGGATTAAGAAAAAGAAAGTTAAAGTCAGGAATTAAAGAATATTATTCTATTTACTGCAAAACTTGCATTAACCAAACGGCTAAAAATTTTAGAAAACTTCATCCTTATCAAACAAGCGAATCTATCAAACTATCTAAACAAAAATGGGAAGAAAATAATAAAGAAGCTAGAAAACAATATCAAAAAAACTATTATCTTCTTCACAAGGAAGATTTTCAAAAACGCGCTAATAATCAACAATATAAAGAAAACAAACGCAAATATCATCAACAAAGACGACAAGATCCAATTTTTAGAATAAAAGAGAATATTTCTAATGCTATTTACAAGGCATTAGTGAAAGGTAAAACATCTAAAGCTGGAAATAGTATCCTTCAGTTTTTAGGATATTCTATCCAGGATTTAAAAAGTCATTTAGAAAGTTTGTTTACTGATAATTTTAATTGGGATAATTATGGCGTTGTTTGGCATATTGATCATATTATTCCACATAGTAATTTTTCTTATCTGTCGATGACAGATCCATCTTTTACGCAATGTTGGGCCTTAGCAAATTTAAGACCGTTAGCTGCCGCTCAAAATATGAGAGATGGAAGTACTCGAGTCAGACATTTAAAGAAGAATATATGAATAATACTATATAACAATGAATATTTACTTTTAATGGAGTTTCATAATGGCTAACATTCCAGGCGCAACAAATGTCCTACCCGGAGTTTTTACAGACGTAATTACTCAATCCCGTGGCGTCTCCGTTCCTGGTGGTTCTCGTATAACTGCTATGATTGGAGAGGGCTCAACAGATGAGACTTTAGTATCACAAGCGGTAGGTGGTGGGCAAGACGGCCTTAACCCTAGCTATACTGGAACAACTGGTAGAGATGGTAGACACTTTCAATTATCAAGTTTTCCATTAATTTCTAATCGTACTACTTTATTTAAAAATGGAATTCCATTAAGAGGTTTAGAATCAACTATTGATACTAATCCATTTAGCAATTCTTTTGATTACCGAATTGATATTACTACTGGCCAAATAGAATTGCAACGCGCTCATTTAGTTGACCAAGGTGGTTCTTTATGGACCGCCCTTTCTACCAATGTGGGGTTAGGATCAGTTAATAATTTAACTTTAGTAGATCCTAATGCACAACCAGAAAACTGGACGATTCGTTGTATCAAAGTTCAACGTGATGCGTTAAATAATCCGATTGGTGGAACCGCCTCTTTCTTAGCTTTTGGCTCTATTTCGGGAGCAAAATTAGATGCTAACGGCAATCCTATTGTTTGGATTGCTAATAATAATGTAGTGAGCAATGGTGTGATTAGCTTCTCTATTTCGGAAACTATGGTAGGACCCAATGCAGTATCTCCTTTTAGAGAGGGAGATGGATTCTTAGTAGTGGTAGATAGTGGTGTGTTAGTTAGAAATGATTCCTTAACAGCTAATTATATTGCTACGGCCAATCTAAATGATCCTATTTTATTGCAAGGTTTAGGTGATGTAGTTACCCGTCATGGATTACCCAGTTTAACTAATAATTTATCGTTAGGCGCCCAATTAGCTTTTGCGAATAATGCTCCGGCGTTATTAACAGTGCAAGCAGCACCGGCTCTACCACGTAGAACTTCTTACGTTTTAGATCAATCAGTAAATGCTTTATCTCCAGACCAAGATGATTTTATTTTCCCATTACCAGTAGGCGTAGTTCCAGATTTTAATTCAGAAATTCATTTCTTTGTTAAAAACAACGCTACCAATGTCGAAACGCAATTATTGCCTAATAAGTTAACTTATTATACCTTAGATACGGCAGGCAATCCTACTACTAGCTCCTTTATTTTTGACAATACTCCTGCCCCTGGCGGATATTCATATTTCTATACCGTCAAAGAAGGCTTAGAAGCGATGAGCTTTGGAGAAGATGGTTATATTGGTCGCAATTTAGCTTTCTTTAATCAAGGTGAGTTTAGCTCTGCCTCTCAAGTCTTTGATGCGAGCTATGTAGGTAAAGCTTTAAAGATTATTGATTCAGTTAACTCTGCCAATATTGGGGTGTTCCGAGTTACCGCTGTTAATAATGGTAAATTATATGTGGTAGCAGATGGTAATACCTTCCCGCCATCTACTTTAACTGCCAGCCCCACTTTCTTGTCTGATTTTGTTAATGAATCAAGCGTAGGTTTTAAAGTAATTAATCCTGTTACTGGATTAGAAGTAGTAGGCGGTTCTGGTACAAATGGAGTTATTGTTACCTCTGGAGCTTCTACAGGTACTGCTACTTTACGTAGTACCACTGTAGCCTTTACTGCTATTAGCGGTATTACTAATTATCGATTACAGATAAACGGATCTACTATTTCTACAGATGCATTACCAGTAGGTAATGATGGTCTGTATGATATTACGTCAGCCGCTACATTTAGCATTAATGCTGCCACTAATGCTAGCCCCATTGCTATTACTACTACTGCAAATCATAATTTAACAACAGGTAAAACGGTAACTATTACTGGTGTAGTAGGTAATACGGCAGCTAATGGTACCTTTGTCATTACTGTTACTGGGTTGAATTCATTTACTCTGAACGGTTCAACAGGTAATGGTGCCTATACTAGCGGTGGAACAGTATTCCCACACGTAATTACTATTAAAAAAGCCATTGTTAATGAAAATAATCTAGAGTTTATTGTTCAAGATCCTAGCGCTAATAGTAATTATATTGTGTTAAATAAAAATATCGTTCCCAATGGTAATGGTTTACGCGTTACTATTGTCGACGCTAGAGATGCAACTTTCTTTGATGCGGGCTGGATTAATGCCTTAGAATCATTAGAAGCAGTAGAGTGCGATATTTTGGTACCTTTACCAAAACAAACTATTTCTATCATCTTCCAAAATGCCTTAAGTCATTGTTTAGCTATGAGTAATATTCGTAACAAAAAAGAACGAGTCTTATTTATCGGAGCTATTAATGGATTAACCCCAGATAATTTAACGGGAGCACAATCTGCCGCCGTAGAAGATATCGGCATCTTAGAAGGTATTCAAGGAGAAACTGTCACTGATATTTTGTCAGGTAATATTGAAGACTTAGCTAATTATTCAGTACCTAATGCTTTCGGTAATACCTTCCGAGCAGTTTATTTCTATCCAGACCAAATTGTGGTCCAAGCCGGAACAGAAAATGTCTTAATTGATGGTTTCTATTTAGCTGCCGCTGCTGCTGGATATGAATCGGCCGATGTAAGATTGGAAAATCCATTAACTAATAAAGTTTTAAGCGGATTTACCATCTTAAGAAATAAACAATTCTCTCCACAAACATTAGAAGCTTTAGCTACTGCCGGTGTTACTACTTTACAACCTGTGGCTGGTGGTGGTCGAGTAGTTTGGGGTATCACCACGACTCAAAGTGGCTTCCCTGAAGAGCAAGAAATCTCTATCGTCTTTATTAGAGACCGAGTAGCTAAGACTTTAAGAGCAGGATTCCAAGGATTTATTGGATTAGCAGAGACTCCAAATACTGGAGCTATCTTAAATACTCGTGGAGTAATCTTACTCAACTCGTTAGTGTCACAAGGATTAATTACTCAATATAAGGACTTATCGGTGCAGAGAGACGAGGTTGATCCGCGTCAGTGGAATATCTCGGTTAGAGTACAACCGACATATCCCGTTAACTTCATCTACATCCGCGTCAGCCTCGGTCAACTATAATCCTCTCAGATATAGTTGGTAGAGAATGGCTACCCAATTAACTCCATCACAATTAGATAAAATACAAGAGCTCTACCATCAAGGTTTGGGCTCTCGTAAAATTGCCCTAATAATTGGAGTTAACAGAAGTACTATTCAAAGAAGTTATCAACAACTTCAGTTAAATAGTGCGGCTAAAAAATTACCTCGATTAGCTTCTCAATATACGGAAAAATATTGCAAAATTTGTGGCGATCTTAAAAAGATAGAGTTTTTTAGAAAACGATGCAATCAGAAAACACAACGAATTTCTTTTGAAAGCTATTGTAAAGAGTGCGAATATAGAAGAAATAACGAGAGATTAAAAAGAGCAGCTAAAATATTAAGACAGACTAATCCTAATTTTGTTATTAGAAAAAGTCTGTCTTATTTTATTTGGAAATCATTGGCCAAATCTAATTCCAGCAAACAAGATCAGAGTTGCTTGCAATTTCTTCCATATGCCATAGAGAAACTTAGATTACATTTAGAGTCACAGTTTGAACCCTGGATGAACTGGGATAATCATGGCAGTTATCGTAAACATACCTGGAACGATGATGATAGTAGTACTTGGAGTTGGCAAATAGATCATATTATTCCACAATCAGATTTGCCGTATACTAGTATGGCAGAAGAAAATTTTCACAAAAGTTGGGCGTTAAATAATTTGAGACCTTTGTCAGCTAAGCAAAATTTATTAGATGGAGCCAGGAAAATAAGGCATAAAATTATATAAGATAAACACTATATTGTTTAGGAGTTTACGATGGCTAATGCCGCTAATACAGGATCTACACTTACTGTGGCTGGTAGCAATGTTAATAAAACTAGCACTGCTATTTCCACTAATATTATTATTTTAGTTAATAATCAGGCCGTAGGTGCGGTACAACAAATGCAAATTAATGAGCAGAGAAATATTACAATGATCGATGAAGTCGGCACAGATGGCCATATTGATTCTGTTCCTACTAGCTCTACTAATATCAGTGGGAGTTGTACAAGAATTAGATTTGATCGTTTAAGAATTACTGAAGCTTTTAGTCGAGGATTTATCCATGTAGCTTCTCAAGTGTATCCTTTTGATATTGTTATTTTAGATAAACAAAAACGAGATCAAGGAAGTCAAATTTCTACTATTATTAAAAATGTATGGATTGAAAGTCTAGGTTATACTTATGATGCTGGTAATTGGGTAATTTCTGAAAATATGGGATGGAAAGCTGAGACTATCTTTAGCGTGTTGAACAATGGTAGTTCGCAACCAGTGGCTGTGGGCGGAGAGCTTGGAATTAAGCATATGGGTGCGGGACCGAATGGTATTGTGAACATTACGAGCGGAGATGGTATTACCAACATCGAGCAATTAGTCGACACCGGCGCAAGTGGTCGTCGTGGCTCTCTCGATGCCGCCGGCTTAATTGACATTGGTTCTTCTGGAGACCTCTTCTAATGATATAGTAGTGGAGTGAAGACCAAGTTTTTTGAACAAGCTCCACTGAGACACCAAAATAAATATAATTACTCGCAAGTCAATTATGTCGATCATAAAACTAAAGTAATTATTATTTGCACTCAACATGGGGAGTTTTCACAGACTCCCCATGCGCATTTAAAGGGGCAAGGATGTCCAGTTTGTGGTCGATTAAAAACTAGACAAGCTAAAAAATTAACCACTGCACATTTTATTACCCGAGCTCAACAAAAGCATGGAAATAAATACTCTTATTTGAAAAGTAATTATCAAGGCCAAGATCAATTAATCGAAATTATTTGTGCTACTCATGGAAGCTTTTTCCAGCGAGCAGCGGATCATTGGAGTGGGCACGGTTGCAATCAATGTGCCATGCAACAACGACATCAACAATTATCTTTAACTACTGAACAATTTATTAACAAATGTAAAATAATACATGGAGATAAATACAATTATCATTTAGTTAATTATTTAAAACAAGACGAAATGGTGGAAATAGTTTGTCCGTATCATGGTAATTTCTGGCAACGAGCAGTTTATCATCTACAGGGTTGTGATTGCCCTAAGTGTGCGTTAAATGGCATTTCTGAAGGAGAAACTATCTGGTTAAACGGTTTAGATATTAAGGAGCGTCAAGTTACTTTAGTGATTGACAATAAAAAAATTAAAGTAGATGGTTACGATAGAGATAATAATACAATTTATGAATATTATGGAAATTATTGGCATGGTAATCCTCAAGTTTTTGAGCCAGAAGATATGAATAAATCAGTCGGATTAACTTTTGGGGAATTATATCAAAAAACATTAGATCGGGAACGATTAATAAAAAAGGCGGGATTTAATTTAATAATAAAATGGGAAACGGATATATAGATAATTAGGAGAAATTATGCCCAAATATGATAGCCCATTAGGTTCTAAAAATATTAATGCCCCCTCGTTAAGAGAGTTTGATGTGTCGGATGAGAGTGAGATGCAGCCCATTATGAGGAACCAAGGGCCTGGATTACATGGATCTCAGCCGCCAATTAATTTAAATGCGGCTTATGAATTTCAACAGAAATTAAATCGTCAGCCAACCTCTTTTCAAGATGACATGCAATTAGAGAGAGAGATTAAAGAGGCCAAAGTAGCGAAAATAACTGGCAAAGAACGATTAAATGAAGGGGCCAGACGTCGAATTGAGATGTTAGTCGGCATGACACGCTCTACTCGGGAAGTAGATTTAGAGGGCAATAAATTCTTATTGCAAACTTTACGATCTCGGGAGATGAGAGAAGCAATTATGGCGGCTTCTGAATATGACAATACGGTACAATCACCTTTTGAGGTGAGACGGCAGTTATTGGCTCGTTCTTTGGTGCAAGTTGCTGGAATTGAGGTGGGACAATTTTTAGGAACGGATGCCTTGGAAGCGAGGTTAGCCTTAGTAGATGATTTAGATGAAGCTCCATTAAATAGATTATATTCAGAATATTTATCTTTAGTTCAAGATTCTCGAGAAAAGTTTGCTATCAAGACTCCGGAAGAAGCTAAGGAAGTGGTAGAAGACTTAAAAAAATAATAAATGAACCGGAACATAGATTTCATTGGTATTTATGTAAGTTATACCAAACTGAGGTCGATGATCCTAAAATTTTAAATATGGATCCGGTTCAAAAAATATGGATGTATAATAATTGGATAGCTGATCAAAATGAGCAGGCCGAACTTGCTAAAAATCACGCATATCTAGTAGCATCCTTTTGGAATCCTGAAGCGGTGCAAAAGATCGTGGGTCAAGACAATGTTCATAAATCCACGGATGAAGAATATGAAGAATCTTTACGAATTGTGCAAGACCAAAGCTTTAAATTAATGGAAGAGACTGTGCCCAAACGTAAACGACGCAAACGAGGCACTTTACAATCATAAGGGTAACAGATGGCAGATGATGATATTACAGGCTCCGGTCAAGCGGCTCAAAATACTGCTAATGCATTAGAGGCTTTGGCAAATGGTGCTAATAATTCTGGAGAACGCTTAAATGGATTAGGGGCCATCGCTGCCGGCGCTAAAGACATATTTTCAAATTTTAGCAAAACACTTGAATCATATAATATGTCTTTAAAAGACTCTGGAGCTTTCACTAATCAGCAAAGTGTGGCTTTTGCTGCGCTAGCTACTACCGCTTTAGAGACTAGAAAAGCATTTGACAATTTAACTGGAGTAGATTATAGTAATATTTCTGGTTTTACGGAACAATTTTCTACCTTAAAAAAAATTATTGGTGATTCTCCAGTTTATAATACTACAGAAAAACAAATGTCAGCTATTTCTAAATCTTTAGTTAGTTTAGGGGTGCCGATGGATAAAATCCAAGAAGCCGCTAAAGGAGGTTTAAGTGGTTTAATAGCATATGGTGCTGGTTTTTTACAAAGCGCGGATAATGCCTTAAGATTACAATCTGCGATAATTCAATTAGCTGGTAAAACCGGATCCTTAAATGAAATTTTTAATGTCGCGGGAGAAGATTTAGGAAATGTTAATTCTTTATTAGCTCAGCAAAATAAGATTATTGGAGACAGCATTAGTGCCACTGGATTAAATGAACAAAAAATAGAATCTTATTATGCTATGTTAGGAGGAGTTCGGGGAGCTTTAAATGAGAATGTGAAAGCTACCGAACAATCCGAAAAAAATACCAATATGTTGACGGCGAGTATTAAATTAGCGATGGGTACTGGTCAAAGATATGAAGAGGTAATTTCAGATTTACGTGTCGCTTTTAGAGAATATGGCATTGTGGGAGAAAACGCTTTAAAATTAAATGCTCGCTTTAGTGAGTTAAGTAATAAATTCGGGATTGAATTAGATGATGTGCGTAGTGGTTTAATGGGGGCAGCTGGTGCTTTTAAAATCTTTGCTGATGCAGGTGATGCCGCTAGTAAAATGTCAGAAAATCTAGCTGGTATTATGAATGATTATGTCCAAAGCTTGAAAGGAACTGGCATGTCTGGTTTACAGGCGGTTAAAGTAGTTCAAGATATGACTAGTTCAGTCGCTGGATTAAACGTAGCTCAAAAAGCTTTCTTATCTGCCCAAACAGGTGGACCGGGCGGATTAATGGGGGCTTTTCAAATTGAGAAAATGCTAAAAAGCGGCGATATTGAAGGAGTGTTCAACAAGGTTCAACAAACTATGCAAAAACAATTTGGAAAAATTGTTACTTTAGATGAGGCTAGTACCAGTCAAGCGGCAGCTTCTCAATTGCAAAAACAAATGTTATTATTACAAAAAGGGCCTTTAGGCGGAATGGTTAAGAGCGACCAAGATGCGTATCGATTATTAGAAGCGATGCGAAATAAGCAAGAAGGTCGTATTACGTCGGATCAGGCAGCATCTCCATTACGAGACGATATTGTTCAACAATCTATGGATCGTGGTACTGCTATTCAAGAAAAATCATATACTACATTAACAGAAGCTAATGTTAATTTACAAGCTATTAGAAGAGCAGCGGATGTCTTAGCGCTAGATACGATACAAAAAGGAATGACTGCGGGTACGGGAAGCGCTAACTTTTTAGGAACAGATACTAATCCTCAACAAATGATGAGAGCTGGCCTCAAAGAGTTTATGTCTAACGTATCACAACAAGGCGGAGAAGCTAATAGAGATTATAAAGCTCAACTGGCAGGTGAGATGCCAATAAAGGAAGAAGCTGCTGGAGCAGCGGCGGCAACTAGTATAAATAATATGGATGGGTTTACGGATCAAATTGTCAATACCTTTGATTCTATGAAAGATTTATTTGGGCAACTATTTGATCAAAAAACAGAAAATCCCACTGTTGCTTATAATAACTTAGCAATGACTACGCAACAAGCTATTGAAGCTCAACCCACTCGTACTTCGGGACAAATGGTAAGAGAAGCTCCTAGAATGGTTCCCTCACCAACGACAGCCGGTCCGGCTACTACCCAGACTATGGTTCCGGATGTTAGGGTTAATAAATCAGGAGATATGGGTAGAGTTACCGTACAAGTAGATGTCAAGGTCATAGAAGATGGTAATCAATCAATAGCAATAACTCCAGCAGCTCGATAATTCCAACAACTAATGAGAGATAATTTATGGTAAATGAAATTTTAAATGCAGCTAATGCGGCGCAAGACTTTCTAAATCAAAATAACCCTTTAACTAATCAGCAGCAAAATAGTTTTAGGTCAGATGGTTTTTTATTGCCTGCTACTTATTCGGCTGATGGTAATGGTTTACCATATAATAATGTTCCAAGTAATAAACAAGGAAAAATTAATAGAAATATTATTACTTGGTTTATTCCACAATTTGGAATTGTTAGAATGTTTATTAATCCCAATAATATTGTCTATACTCATAGAAAATTAATTGGTAAAGAACCAACTAAAGGCGGATTTACTTTACAATATTGGGGAGAAGATTTAACAACTCTTAACATTAGAGGAACGACTGGTAGTTCGGGCATTGAAGGAATCAATGTCTTATATGAAATGTATCGAGCAGAACAATATGCTTTTGATTCGGTTGGTTTAACTTTAGCAGCTAATAATTTTAATAATGATTTAAGTAATAATCTTATTAATGGAGCTAGTAGTTTATTTGGTGGTAGCGAAACTACACAAGCCGGCACTGCGGGTATATTAGGAGGTGTCTTAGGATTAAATTCACCCAATAATTCTTTGGCTCCTAGAAATATTCCTTCTCTAGCGCAATTAGCTTTTGGAGTTGAGATGTATTATAATGGTTGGGTATTTCGAGGTTATTTTGAAAATATTAATATTACTGAAAGTGCAGAAAATTTCCTCATGAATTATGATATAACTTTTATAGCGACTCAAAAACGCGGATATCGAACCAATTATTTCCCCTGGGCCAGAAGCGCCAAAGATGGACCCTCAAATTATACTACATCTAATAGTTTTAGTGGAAATGTGATTGGAGAATAAAGATAATTATGAGTTTTTTAGGAGAATTAGCCAATCAGATATCATCTCAATTTTCATTAGGAGAAAATACTAATACTACGTTAGATTCTATTGATTTACAAACTGGTAAGACTATTCCATATGGATCTTTGGGTGAATTTGCTAAGAATTTTGATCAATCCGCAGAACGAAGATATGTAGAAGAGGGCTATTTAAGAAAAGATCCGTATAATGTAGATCCTAAAAAATTTGAAGTGTTATTACAGGAGCCGAGTGCGACGGTCTTAATTAAAAAGAAGATGTTCTCGTCTGTGGGTGAGAATTTTCGTCCTGATTATATGGACCAAGAGGAAAAAGTATATTATCGGGCGATGCGATTTTTGTTTCAAAACAAATGTCGCCAGATTGCCAATTTAGAAAAACTGTCTAAAATACAAAAGATAACTTCTGCAATGGGCAGTTTACCAGACCAATTAATGCCTATTATTTTTACTTTATCTGATGAATTAAGCGACGGATTATCCGGAGGGAATTCGGCTATTAGTGGAAATAGTGTGTTAACACAAGAAGCTGGTTCCGTGAGTGATACTCTGAATCGATTACGTAGAATTTATGCCTTTAATACCACTAGCAAAATGACTAGTTGGATTACTGATGCTACTAATTTGTATCAATCACAATTAGGACAGGGTACTGGAGTTATTGAAATAACTAATTTTACTAATTTAACCACCAATGTTACTACTAGTTTAAATAGTCCAGGTAGTTTCACTTTATCAATTAGTGACCCTTATGAATCTATGTTGATTACAGAGTATGATATTGAGCGAGCTATTAGTGATGCTACTAATATGTTTTATAATAGCCGATTAACTGAATTTTCTAGTGAAAGTGCTGGAACTTTAATCAATGATTTGTTGGCAAAAATTAATTATATCAGATCAGAACGCAAAGCCTCACCAATTAGTATTAAAGTCAATCCAGATACCTTATTAGGTAAAAGGGTAGTTGTTATTTTAGATAGACGTGGAATTGAATTGCCTTTTACTTATGATAGTACTAGTGCTCAATCTATTTTTTCTGGTGGTGCCTTAGGAGGCGGAGTGACAGTAGCCTCTCAATATTTAAGGGGAGGTATTATTGCCGGAGAAGATGGACTAGATACTCAGCCTCAAACTTTTAATAATTTTCCCTTTTCCTCAGTTAATCCGGGAACACATAATGGAATTGATTCAGAATTTTCTATTTTTAATAGATTAATTTCTACCATTTTTAGTAAAATTAGTTTAGAAGCTAATTCTAAAGGGGCATTTCAAACTCAAAATAAAGAAACGAATTATGCTAGAAGAAAAATGAGATTTAATTTTTCTGGTAAATTATTAATTCAGCCGATGGATACGATCCATATCTATATTAATTCTAAAAGTAGATATGATAATAAGTTATTATCTGGATTGCCCAATATGTTTAATGGTTTGGGCATGTTACAAAATCTGAACAACACTTTAACTAATTTACAAAATGCCGTGGGAGCATTAGATCCCGCTGGAAATATTGGGTTACAAATAGAAAAATCAGTCTATGTCGGACAAGAATTTCCTAATTTTTTGTGGAATTTAATTCGGGGACAGTTCATTTCTGAAAATGAAGGCACTCATGTCTTTGCAGGCGTGGTGCAAGGAGCTAAATCTAACTGGTCTAACGGACGATTTCAGGTAGATATTAATGGGGGAGACAATACCGTTTATTTTGATCAAGGAAAAGTTAACTTTAACCCTGGAGCTGATGCATTTAATGGAGCCATGTTTGATCCTTTAACTCCATTTAAAAGCAATTTTGACAGCATTAATAGTAATGCTAGTGATGCTATTCCAGAATTATTAGAAGACAATAAAGTATTATTAGGCACTCGTCAAAATCAAAATGGTGGAAGCAGTGGAGCAGCTTTAGTTAAAAATAAATTAGGAAGATTTGCGGGAGAATTAGTTAACGAACAAAATATTATTCAAGATCGTAATTTTGATCCTATTACTGGGCGAATTACTAAAGTGTTTTATGCTCCCGATGGATTAGTATATAAATGGAAAGAAGGCATTGGCGTTTTCGTTCAATTTGGCAGCAATTTATCGTTAAATAATCCGGCTTTAGTTGGCAATCCCAATACAGCTAAAGAGCCGTTTGCTGGCCAAAATGTCATGAATGTGTTATCATTATTAATTACTGGAGTTCCATATAATTTTGCTACTTATTTTAAAGCGGCCGTAGAATTTGATAGTATTACGGCGGATCCTCAAAGTAAACAAAATGCAGTTAATTCGTTTTTGCAAGGACTGAGAACTGATTTAACTAAAAGTAATACTTTATGGGGAAATTTTATTCCTTTTAAAAACCTTAAGGTTGATGAGCCGTCTTTTGTTCAAGCTATCAATAAAACTGCGACAGTAGTTCAAAAAAATCAAGTTTTAGATAATCAAATTAGAAAATTACAAGATTTCCAACAGGAAAGAATGATTAATGGAGCGGCGACTTTAGTTAGCGCTTATACTACTAAAAATGAGAAAGTTGCCTCTGAATTAGACAATAGAATTCAATTATTACAACAAGACATACAAACTACTATTAATGATATTGCTAGTGCGGATGCTTCTTTTATTCAAGAAGTAGGAGACGATATTTCCTTTGATTCCAATCAATTTATTGATTCAGGTCAAGATAAAAAAACTGCCGGTGAAACTCGTCGTTTCTTACGTCGACAGTTAAATCATTTAACTCGACGGATGTCGTATAATGTCAGAGCTAATGAAGATAAAAATCTATTTATTGTGGATGATTTTTATGATAAAGATTTTGATATTTTAGCTTATGAAAAGGCTTTATCCGATGGAATTAAACTATATAATAGTGAATTCACTTCAGTGCGTCAAAAGATTAACCATGTAGCTCAATTATTAGATTTAGAAGTCTTTTGTGATACTCAAGGGCATATTCGATGTCGCCCGCCGCAATATAATAGAATGCCGAGTTCTGTGTTTTATAAGATGATGTATCTTAAACAGGCACTAGATATTCAAATCTTTCCTCAATTTTTAGCTGATTTATTTAACACCAAATTAGAAACTTTAAGAACTCAAGTAGAAATTATAGAAGATGAAATTAGATTAAGTTGTGCTTTATTAGCTAAAAATACAGATGAAGAAGCCGTTAATTTTATTTTATATAATGGCAGCTCTTTAAGCACTAATAGTCCCACGGCTGGTACTGGAGACACTTTCTCTTTCTTATCGGCAGAAGACAGCGGAATTGTGTCTAACATTTCATTGTTATTAAAAGCGGCTAACCCTGATGAAAGAGATGATTTACAGCCACAAGATTTAGATACTTTTGATACTTTAGAAAAAAATGCTTTATCTACTAAAAATTTATTTAGTATGAGAGCTAAGTATTATAGTATAGTTAATTCTTTAGTGAGTCAAGAATTAACGACGGCAGGGTTTCCAGAGATTATTACTGATGAAGTATTTAATAGTGAAAGAGTGAATGAATTAGTTAATAGAATTCAAACCAAATCTGGTCAACGTGTTGCCTTAAATGATTATTTAATTAAAAGAGATACTATTACCGTCATAGAATTGCCTGATAATTCAACTATTGATGTTTTTAAAGTTATCAAGGATTTATTCTTTCAAATTGGTAAGCGTCAAAAAGTAATTAAATTATTTTATCATACTTTGAAAAATGCACAAGAATTCAAATCATTGGATGATAACGATGATACCACCGGAAATGCATTAATTACTCCGGGAGTATATGGTAACTCAAATATTCCAGAAGTATTTGAGCATATGATAGAAGATGAAACTTTTGATGATTATGGCCTTAATTCCGGGCAAAGATATATTATTAAAAGAAGCCAAATTAAATCATTAAATATTTCAGAAAATCCTCCGCCATTTACTGCAGTAGAAGTACAAGGAGTCTTGGATCCATTTATTAGTAATAATGATTTGCCACCAGGTTTAGTTGGAGCGTTTGATGGCAATGGAAATGGCATGACCACGGCTAAGGCTATTGATTACGATATGTGGAGAATGTATGGCTATAAAGAAGGTGCACCGATTAATGTGCCATTTTTATCTGACCCTACTTCGCAATGTGGGCCCTATGCCAGTATGATACTAAGTAAAAATAGAAAGAATATTTTACAGGGAACAGTTACTATTTCTGGTAATGAATATATGCAACCAGGAGAAGTAGTTTTTCTAGAAGACAGACAAATGTTATTTTATGTCTCTTCTGTAAGCCACACTTTTACTCAAGGTCGTTCTTTTGATACTACCTTAAATTTAACTTATGGTCATACTCCAGGAGAGTATATTCCCAATGTGACTGATATTATTGGTAAATTAATTTATAATAACCGAGATGTTGCCGAGCTAGTTATCGATAGACAGAGCAGTTCGTCAAATGAATTAAGTATTGGTGTCATTCAAAGAAGCAATGATGATTCCGGTATCGATAATTCTGCTAATTTAAATAACTTATCTAAAACATTTGATGTATTTAATGCTCAAACTATTGAAAATATTTTATATACTACTCGATATTTATTAAATGCAAATGAATCAGAAAATCAACAAGCCATTGCATCCATTGAGTTAAGAATTTATCATGACAATAATAATAAACCAGATCCTGATTTAGAAGGTTATGCTAATGGAATTAGAGATATTCTACTTGGTAGAAATGATGCTACCGATTTAGCTAGTAAAGATTTAATAGTTCCTCTTAATATTAAGCAAGTAAAACCAATTGAAGATAGTTTTGTTAATTTAGATGATACCGATGACCGCCGCTCTCCTTCTCAAAAAGCTATTGATGCAGCGCGCAACCACAAAGAGACAATATCCACTAATGGTGGAGGAGCTTCTAATCCTGGGACGGAGGATGATGGTGGGCAAGCGACGGAGACAGAGTCCCCAAATATTAATAAAGATAGTATTAGGGTATCTTTATTTAAGTATATAATAGATTGTTGGGTAACTATCCAGCCAATATTTCCTCAAACTTCTAATGGGTCTTAATTATGATAGATAATGGCGTAAATAAATTTGATGAAGTAGTAGGTCTATTAAAAAGGGCTACTATTGTCAATTATTTGCCCGATCGTGATATTATTCAAGTTAAATTAGCTGCGGGTCAATCTGCGTTAAAGGGGCAAAGCCCCTTAGTCCCTATTGATGTTCCTGCCCCACATGGACTATTTTATAATAATGGTTTATTTATTGGAACCTTGCCGGATATTGGAACCCCAGTAGTTATTGGCCAAGGAAGCGGTGGGCAATATCATTTTGTCTCTTTTTTAGCGGAAAATATCACTAAAGTTCCAGTATTAAAATCGGGAGAATTATTAATTCGTGGTTCTGAAACTGCGGTTATTACCTTAAATAAAAATAATGATATTTCTGTTGGTTCAGAAACTAATAAAATTCATATTAATGCTCAAAGTAATTTAATTACTACTAATTTTAACAATGAAAATCATTTTACTCAAGCTTCTAGAAAAATAGAAGGAGTAGTTAAACGAGATTTATTAAGAAATACTAAGTTTGATCAAAATAATAAGTTAGAAAGTGACGATTACGATTCTAAATTTAAAATTATTGGTATGGACCCCAGCTCTAATGCTAATAGTGTTATCACTGGTCCCTATAAAAATCCGCCCTTAGTAGAATCACGAGAAATCATTTATGAGTTTCAATTTGAATCAGAGATAGAAAATGATGCTATTGAATCGCTAAGATATAGTGACATAAATACTGATAATAATTACACTTTTCCAAATCGAAGAAACAGCCGAGCAGATTTACTCAGTTTATCTTTAGTGGCGCCTAATTATTTAATTGAAACTGTCAAAGGCACAGTGGTGGATATTTTTGGTAATATTTTAGATCTCAATCGATATCCATTGCCTATTGGAACAGATCAAGCGACAATCAATAAAGATAGTACTATTGATAAAAGTGAGGCATTTTTATTAATTAAAGAATTAGAACGAAAAAGTTTAGCTTATCATTTTGAAATTAATACTCGCAAAGATTTACAGGGTCAACCTGCTACTAATTTTATTGATTCTAGTGATGATTATGCAAGAATTAGAAGTCGTTTCTTTTTAGATATTGATAAAGAAGGGCAATTTAAATTAAATGTTCCGGCTTCTAGTGAAAAGGGTAACATTCCCTTATTAACTAGATATGAAAATTATTCTACTTTTGGGTCAGAAGATAATGGTAATCCTAATAAGTTAGTTTTTCAAGGGGCAGGTAATAATTTTGATGTTTATCAAGATTCTTTTGCTTCTCCAATTCTGACGCCTAGTGATGGAGGATTTTTACCATCTTCTGATAAAGGATCCATTACCTTAAAAACTTCTTCTGGAGCTGATGGAGCGCCACAAGACAGACTGACCGGAAATCATATCAAGCATGGAATGGTATTCCATGATATTTTGCAAACTTGCTTTGCTCATCAAAATAATCAATTCATTAATTATCCTACCAATGCTTACATCTCGCCTATTTTAAATAATATCCCGACATTAAATAATGTAGTTTCTAAAACTATTGTGATTGATGGAGATGAGGCTCGGGCTGGAGGAAGAAGCGGCTCTTTAAATTTTGATGGGTCCTTAGAATTAAATATTGGAGCTAATACTATCGATCGTCAATCGATGTGGTGCAGTATGGCTGGTGGGGCAGTGTATAATATTGGTCGAGATATTAATGGTCGAAGCATTATGGCAGCTACGGGTGGAGATTTTTATTTACAAGTAGGCGGGTTTGGGATTACTGGAGATTCAAGATTTGAGGAAGGCGGAATTAATCCGCAAGATAATTCTATTAAGGGCGCGGTGTTAGATTTACGTATTTTGAGTAATGGTGGTTATTGTCATATGATTAGAATAGATGACAATGGTATTACTTTAATGACTCCTGGTAATATGGCGATTCATGCTAAAGGAGCCTTGGAGTTAACTTCTGATCAAAGTATTAGAATAGAAGCTCCCAATGTTACTATGCAAAAACGATTGGTACTTAATGCTCCTATGGGATCTATTTGAGGTGAATATGAGAAAATTAAATAGTGTTATTTATAATAAGTTATTAGCTCAAGCAGAAGAAGCGAAAGATCAAGGTCATACTAAATTAGCTAATTCTATTCATGTGTGTATTGGAGCTTATCCAGAAAATGAAGTGACGGAATATGAATATTCTCAATTAGAAGAAGACCTTAAAATGGAAATGTGGAAAGCGGCAGCTAATGTTATTAACTACTATGGCGTAGAGAGTGTAGATGCGGAAAAAATGGATGAAGCATTAACCGCCTGTGCTAATAAAATGTTAACAGAATTAGAACAAGTATTAGGAATAGAGAACAAATTTGGACCTTTTGAACCAAAAGTATTAGGCCAAAAATAATATTTTGAAGTTATATAATAAATAATGGCACCCTGTAATCCTAATGATCTTTCTATTCCAGTTCCAGATGGCCCTAGTGGGCCATCCATTCCTGGATTTGGTACACCTTTTATTCCTAAAGGTCCAAATTTAAATCCTTTTCCAGAAGGGTTTCCTGAAGATATTTTAGAATTATTCAATCAATTACAATTATTGATTCCTCCGGGAGCCTTAAAACCACAATTAAATCCTAATTATGGTAAAGATGTATTTGATGCTATAATGAAGTTGTTAGATCAATTTATGCCATTTTTAATGTTGTATAAATTTTTCTTACCAGTTTTAGAATTAATCATTTGTATCATTGAAGTATTATGCGCACTAATGAACCCCTTTAAATTAGTGAGAGCATTAAATAGATTATTTACTCAATGTATTCCGGCCTTTTTAAATCTATTTCCTATTTTTGCTTTAGTAATAATGATTATTTCTTTATTGTTGCTAATTTTGGCCTTAATTGAATATATTGTGGCTCAGATAATTAAATTTATTGAAATCGTGACTCGTAATATTTTGGCTTTGCAAAAATCATTTGCTGATGGAGATGCCGAATCTATTAAAGCAATTGCCTTGAAGCTGGGTTCGTTATTATGTATTTTTCAAAACTTATTTGTTTTGTTTGCAATCTTTAATATTATCATTCAAGTAATTAAAGATATTTTGGCTTTAGTTTTTGCCATTCCACCATGTGAAGATAGTGCGGCGGAAGATTTAGATGGTTGCTGTACTCCAGATGTCTGTCCTTCCATTGTGAAGGAAGAGTATACTAGAACTACTGGCACTTTACAATACTTAAATAAAGTGGGCGTAGAAACTTCTGTGGTGTTACCTCCACAATTTGGCGGAGCTTTTAGTGTAGATATTCGCCCAGAAAGTTGGCAAATCTATGATATTCAGCAACCTATCCCACAACAATTTAAAAATATTTATGATGGTTATGATGTACCAGTACCATTTGGTTTAGAGTTTTTGCCATTTGCCAAGCCAGTCTTTTTCCCCACCGCTTTAACTTATACTGCAGAATCAGATCCTAAGCAGGCTCCATATGTTTTAGATTTACGATTATTTTATAATCCAGCTAATTGGGGTCGGCCAGGATTAGCACGATATGTTAGATTTACTAATTGTATTATGTTAACAGTGCCATCTAGCACATTAACTTTAGGTAATTTGCTTAAATTACCCATTCCAACAGCAGTAGCTAGTATTGCTGGAGGATTTGGTTATGAAGATGATGGTTATACTAAATTAACTGGATTTGATACAGATGGTGTTACTCCAATTGATGCTCAAGCTACTTTAAATAACTTTTTACATAAAGCAGCAGAAAATTCTACTAATCCTTCTCTTTCCATTACTGATGGATATACTTTCCAAAATATAGAATATACTTTTAGACCCAATATTGCGCCGTTATTAGCTACTAATTTAGTCACTTTAGGGTGTGCTCCCGATATTGCTATTAATAGGACCTTTGTCAATAATGTATTTGCTGGTGATATTGCGCTCAAGACGCAATTATTGCGCAATCTATTAAATAATCCTAATTTTACTAATCCAGGAGCGGCCCAACAATGTCTCTCTACCGCAGTAGCTAATTTAAGTACTAATATGACGTTAGAAGGGGCAGCAGAGTTTCAAACAACGACTACATTATGTTTACAAAAACTCAAAGATGATACGAACAGTGCCTTAGGAGAATTAATTGGTATTGGTTTTGATCCATGTAAGAGTAGTTTTACTTTAGAGCCAAAAGTTCAATTTACAACTAAACCCATTATTGTTTCTGTTTCGTTAAATGAACGAAATGGATTATCCTTAACTGCCGGATTATCTGAGGAAGTAGCCGCTAATTTAGCTGATAGAATCTCACCACATATTACTTTTGGCGAAATTAGCAGATTTAGTTATGATGGATACCAAGCTTTTACGGCCGAATTAACTAGTAAAAATCCAGGGAGTGGAAGTATTATGATTTCTTTTGATAATAATACTTTATGTAATAATAAATTGCCTGAAACTGGTGATTCGGCTGATGTACTACCTGAACATACCTTACAATCAATTGATTATCAATTTATCTATGCACCATATGGTGTTGCAACAGATAGTGATGGTAAGCCACGAAGAGACGCGGGTGACGTGGCTATTACTGGACTAGTTAATCCTGGTAACGGAGGCGGTTAATGGCTAGACCTAATAGTGCTAATACTCCTAATCAAAATATCTTTCAAGACAATCAAAATTATGATATTGATATTGCTCAATTATATAATGATTGGATTGTTCCAATTGATAATATTAGAAGTTATTCTAGTATTAATCCTCAAAATACTAATATTTTAAGTTCATTAGCTAAAAGTGAAGTGATTGATATTACAGAAATTGCTAAATTAGTTAAAATGGAACAAACGATTCAAGAAAGTCGTTGTCATGCCTTTTTTAGATGGATTGGTTTTCCAGTAGCAGATAAGAGTCATCAAATCTATAATCCTGGTTTTGATATTATTAAAGATAAAACTAGAGCGTTAAATAATAAAAAGAAAATAAATATAGCAGTTAATCCAATTGAAAATTTCAATGAATTATCGGTGAAACGAGAAAATTATTCTAAAAATAATTTGGATATTTTTAACAAATCTAATTCAATTGATGCGGGAACATTGGCGCTCTCCAATGGAGGAACTAGAGCGTTAAGAAAATTTGTTACTCCGTTAGATCCAGAAAAAAGCGATGATCCGTTTGATATGAATCCAGAAAACCAGTCATATCAAGTTAATTTAGATGCTAGAGTAGGGAAAACAAAAGTCTCCTTAAAAAACTATCAAGATGTTAATGGTAATTTTCCAACTAAATTATCTGATAAACGGCAGCATTTAATCAAGCCCTTTATTGTAGATGCTAGAATTGATTATAGTGTGGCTCCACAATCTCGTTTAATTGCTGTTCCATTTGTTTTTGATAGTTACCAAACTAAAGTAAATTCAGTCAATAATGTCACTCGCCCGTTATTAGAAAAAATAATTAGAGATAGGTTTACTAATCAAGATCCCACAGCTAGTGCGGGCACTTCTGCTAACCAGGTATTGAAAAATATTTCTGAATCTTTAGATATTACGGATAATGAATTAATTCAAAAGGTTAGCAATCAAGATATTTATAATCAATCAGAAACCTCGCAATTTATTCAATCTATTAATGTTATTAAATCTATGATGAAAAAATTAGCTGAGGCTCAAAACATTGTAGAAAAAGCTCAAGGGCAATATTATTGGTTACCTATTCCATCTGCTTCAGGTCCAGAAAAAGGATGTACCGTAAAAGGGATTTTTTTGCCTAAATTCATTAATACTACGTTAGTAACAGAGGCAGATAAAGCTATTTTAACTGCTTTCTATGATAATATCTTAAATAACTTGACCTCGGAAGGGGCATTAGCGACAGGATCTCCTACTGGATTAGATTTTGGATTATCTACCCCTACGGTAACTTTTGGGAAAGATACTACTAATGCTTTAGGAGATAATACTAATCAAAATTTACAAGCATTAACGTCTAAAAGATTCAAAATCTTAACCGACGCTAGTGAGGCGTTAAAAACCATTGAAATCATTATGGGAGATTTTAGCGGACTGGGGTTGTGCGATATTATTGCCATTATTAGCGCTTTAAATATTATGTCTAAAGAGAATTTAGTCGGGTTTTTAGATGAAGATGCCAAAGTCAGGATGTATACTTCGCTTAATTTAACGGAACAAACAGTTAATCCTGGAACTTATGATGCGGCGATGAATGAATTATTTTCTACAGTTCGAGATTTTTATAATTTAATGGACCAGATTTATAAAGACTTTTCACAAAAGGGCATCTCCTAATATCTAATATTTCCACATTAAATAGTAGGAGTAACCGGGATGTCTTTTGATTTAAAAATAACAAATGGAGACTTAGTTATCACTCAAGGCCAGATAAAAACGGTGGTTGATAGTGAGAAATTAATTCAAGATATTCTTAAAATGGCCTTGACCACTGCCGGTACTAATCCGGTTCATCCTTGGTATGGGTCTTTCGTGTCTCGAACTTTAGTAGGAAATCCAAATTATACTAGCGTATTAGTTCAAATTGCGAAATCACAACTGACAACTGCCCTACAAAATCTAAAAGAATTACAAGACATACAGATTAAATCTTATCAACGAATGAGTGCAGATGAGCAAATTGCGGCTATTTCTGATATTTCTATTGTTAATAGTAGGTCAGATCCTCGATTATTTGATGTCGTTATTAAGGTATTAACTAAAGGATTAAAGCCCATTACTACTGCTTTTACTGTCTCAACGATATGAATAAAATATATAAACAATCTCAAGATAAAAGTATGACTCGTGTTAATTTTAAAGGTAGTGTACTATGGTAACAATTCGTAGTTCTAATGAAATAATTTTAAGTTTAATAGACTTTTTTAAATTAGCACAACCAGATTTAGACACTAAACCTGGTACAGTGTCACGAGATTTATTTATTGAAGGTCCCGCTAGCCAATTATCATTATTATATGATGAATTAAGCGGAGTTTCTAATAAACAATCTTTACGATTAGTTATTGGTTCAGATTTAGATAAATTAGCTAAAAATTTTGCTATTGTTAGAAGACAAGCTACTCCAGCCACTGGGGCCGCCATTTTAACCTTTGCTTCTATTAATGCACCCATTCCTATTAATCGTGGGACCATTATTACGGCTAGTAATGGATTTTCATATTCAGTGACCACGGGCACCGTTGTAACCCCTACAGCTATTAATTTTTATAAATCAGTAGCCACTAAATTTAGAGATCAATTAGATTTTGCCGGTATTAGTGATACATTGGCTGTACAAGTCACTGTTACGGCTACCTCAGCAGGAACTACTGGAAATATTGGTAAGTATTCATTAAGCCGAGCTAATATTCCAGGAGTTAGTAATGTAACTAATGTTAATTCTTTTACTGGTGGTACGGATCAAGAAACAGATGCAGCTTTTAGAAACAGAATTCTAGCTACTTTTAGTGGTTCTAGTGTGGGCACAGCCTTAGGCTATTTGAATGTTGCGTTAAGTGTAGATGGTGTAGGTGATGCTGCCGTCATTGAGCCTGGTAATAGTTTAATGACACGAGATGGTACTGAAGTTAATGTGGCGGCCGATGGAACTCGAACTATCGTCTCCGAAGGTTCCGGTGGCAAAGTTGACGTCATTGTTTTAGGGTCTAATTTAGTAGAGAATTCTGAAAGTTTTATTTTTAGAGATAAAAGTAATAATAATGATCCAACTAGTTCCAAAAATAATGTAGTATTAGGTCAAATTCCAGAAGACGTTAATAAAACTATTAATCGTAAAAGAATTGATGATATTCGAAATGGTACCTTACCAGCTCAGCCAGTAGATACTATTTTACAAGTTAGCGGTTCAGTTAGTGGGTCGAATTTCACTCCTAAATCTGTTGATTCTTTAGGTAGAGTTTCTGGAAATTATGAAATTATTAAAGATACTGGGGTGTATAGTGGAAGCCCATTTGGATTTGATACTTTTCACTGGATTTCTAATAAAATCTCTTTATTTTCTGAAGATAGATTAAAAGGCCAATTTAATGGTCAAGATTCCACTACTTTTACTGATGTATTAGAGATACCACAAGCACAACAAACAGTATTAATTACTAATGAAAATAGTACTGTTACTTCCGATAGATCTATTATTCAATTATTGCATACTCCGGCTACTAATGTCACTCGAGTTTTTAATGTCAATACTGGAGAAAGATATATTATTACTAATCAAAATTTGGACCAAACAGGAGCAACAAATACTTCTGGTAGAATTCAAATTAGCGGCAATACTTTACCTTCTACTAGTGATGCTTTACAAGTAGATTATAGTTGGATTGTTAATTTTGATCAGTACTCAGATTATGATGGGCTAGTTAATACTAAAAATTCTAGAGCCACTAATAATAGTATTGATTGGGGATTAAGCGCAAATATTAGAAAAGAGCCAATCGTCTTTACTCAAAATTTAGGTAATAATTTTTATACAGGTAACACTTCTTTACCAATTAGTTCTGTTATTTCTGCTAATAAAAGTACCGTAGTAGATGGTTATGTGGAGTTAATCACCACAGGTACTTTTGCTAACAGATTATCTATAGCGATAAATAACTTATTAGAAACAGTTAATTCAGTAGACTCTGTTAAATTTAAAAATAATAATGTAGAATTATATCATACTAGCCAGGGGAATAATTCATTTAGCGTTACCACGGCAGTAGTTGGCATTCAAATTGTTTATACATTAAATATTATTTTGCCAACCGATACTTTAGCAGTTAATGGTGATAAAGTAACAGTTACTATTAACTCAGTAGATGTATTTAATTCATCAGTGACTCAGGGAAGTAGTTCTGGAACCCAAATTACTATTCCTAGCAATTTAGTTAATTCATCAGCCACGAGTTTAATTTTAGAAACTACTTATTTAACTAATGTTGCTGATTTATTCTCTTCAGCTATTACCTCTCTATCAGCTAGTCGAACAGGTAATGGTTTTACTTTGCTCAACAATAATGGTTTTAATAATTTTAGTCCAGTTAATATAGCTAGAAGAGAAAATCAAATAGTTCAAAAAAATCTGAGCAATCAATTTTATGTAGACTTATCTCTTGGAGCCTTAGATTTTAATCTGGCTCCCGAACAAGTATTATCAGTCGTTAGATTGCGAGATGGGTATGAGCTATGGTCTAGTAATCATTTAGGTACTATTGCGACTGGAATTAATGGCAATTATCAATTAATTTTATCTGGATTTAATGACCCAGTTATTTCTGATCGAGTATTAGTAATTTACTATGCTAATGATATTAGAAGATTTCAACCATTTAGTTTTAGTAATAATTTAATTAAAAGCAGAGTCTTAAATTTAACAGTAGATCCCGGAACTAATAGATTACAAGTCCCTATTAATACTTTTACTACACAATTTGATGTGTCATTTACTGTTAAAGATTCCAATAGTGATATTGTCTGGTTCACTATTACTGATGGCGAATTAATTAATAATAATGATGGAACTGCCTTTTTAACTAGTACGGCAGTAAATATGTCTACTATCCCAGATTTATTACATAAAAAAGTAAAATTAGTTGTACCTAATTTATTAGGCGGGCCAACTAATGTTAATAATGATGGGGTGTATGATATTATTAATTATAATTTGACTACCAACACGTTGACTATTACACAGACGCTATCTAAATTAACATATGACCAAGTTTCTATTATTAGATTATTAGATGGACAAGAAGTATGGAATTATAGTGGAACTATTGATGTTGTTAACAATAAATTATTATTACCAACCTCTGCAGCTGCTAGTGTAGGTGATTTAGTGGTGGTGATGTTATTTAATTATAATAACCTTCGACAAGCGCCTACTCGAATAGTAGGAACTACAGTAGATCAATTAGTTAATCCAGGAATTATTACTTTTAGCGGAACTACTTTAAGTAAAGCAGAGAATGTAGTATTTACAGCGACTAATACTGGAGTAAAATTAAATGTATCAGAAGCTTTACGTAAAGCATTAAAATTATCATCGATAGCTGTTATTCCTAGTAATATAAAATTAGCAAAAATTTTAAAAGTAGAGAAGGTGGTAACAGCTAGTAATACCGATGACACTGTGATTCAAGTTCTACATACTTATGATACTACTAATAGTATTATTCAAAATAATTTATTTTTTAATACTGATATGGTATCGGATCCTACTTTACAAGCTTTAGAGTTTAAGTTGCCTAATACCACAAATAATACTTTGACCGGTATTACTAATAATCTTCCTACTTTAGGCGATAAAATAAGAATCACTTTTTATTTTAGTACAGACAATGATTCAGAGAATTTATCTTATACTCGTAATGGAACACTATATACTAATAAAAAATTTGCTTTAATAAACAAAATTTTTGTTTCTAGTGGTTTCAAAAATTCTCTGGCAACTCGTTTAAATGTTAGCTGTTTTAATCAGCCGGGATTAGGAGCCAGATATAAGGTTTTTTATGATTATTTAGCCCCAAAACAGAATGAACGGATAGTAATAAGATATAATTATAATAAGTTAATCTCTGATGTTACTTTTGCCGTTGAAAATTCTCGACCAGTTAATGCAGATGTTTTAGTTAAAGCTGCCAGAGAAACATTATTAGACTTAACTATTAATGTGGTAATTGATCCGGCTCAACTTAGCTCACAAACTACCATTTTACAAAACTTAAGAGATAGTTTAGTTACCACTTTAACAACTACTGAGTTAGGCCAAATTGTTGATCAGCCTACTATTATAAATGTAGCTCAAGCAACTAACGGTATTGCCAGAGCCAGAATACTGTATTTTAATAAAGCTGGTGGTATAGGTCAAGTATTAAAAGTGCAAGCTCAAGAAGATGAATTCTTTTCTCCTAATAATATCATCATTAACACCGAAACAAGATAATGGAAAATCTGAGAATTTTAAATATCAAAGTCATAGATAGCTCCAACATTGAAGCTACTTTTACTGATAATTTGATTACTAATTTAATTAAAGAAAATGTAGTTATTACTTCTAATACTGCCAAAGTTCCTAATTCTGAAGTATTAGAAATAACTATTAAAGGTGCAACTTTATCTATTACTTGCCAACCTCTAACTCCACTAGCAGATTACTTTGTTGAATTTAAATCTGTCTTACCTTTGTATCCATTCCAATCAGTTAATGGAACGGCTAGAGTAGTAGAAGATGGTATTTCTAATAAGTATTTAATTACTGCTCCGTTAGGCATTGACAATCCAGTTAAAAATTATTTAAATAGTTATTATAATGGAAATATTTATAATCATGAAGATGAGAATAGTATCGTTGCTAAGTTAATAAATTCTTATGCTGTCAATTTCTCTAAGGCATTATATGATATTAGACAATTAAAAAATGAAAATTATCTCAATGTTGACATTGTCGATGAGCCTAAAGTAAGAGGAGCCGGACCAGTAGATAGATTAACTGAAGAAGGCGCCTATCAAATAGTTCGTGTAGGTCGTACTCCAACTGGTACTTTTGTTAGTAATACTATTCCTTTTGATATTTTTCCTCGTAACCCTATTACTTTACAAAGAACAGTCTCAGTAGAATTATTAACAGCTAACTCTATTAATGCTAAAACCTTTTTTAATATTAATGATTTAATACTTAACTTGAGTAATGCCCCGGTTACTAAAGTAAATAGTATCGTCTTTACTTTAAATTCTGTATCAGCAGTTTATACCTATGATATTGCTAAATATGGATACCAAATATTAGACTCCAGATATGATCAAGAGTTTGGCTTTACTTACTTATTATTAGAAAATAATCAAATTAAATTAAACGATCAAATTTTAGAAGATCCTTTATTTGAATTAGATAAAATTATTAGAGTAGATGTTAATTATGAATATAAAAATTTAGGTATCGTAGTTAATCCAGATACTGTTAATGTGTATTCTATACAATCAGCTGTTCGAGAAGTTATTCCACCTATTATTAATGTTTTTAGTTTAAAACATGCCCCATTAGTAGACGGAAATAACAATATACCTACTATAGGTGGTATTCAATTTTTAGATCCTAATTCAAATTTAAACACACCACATCCAGCGTTTAAATTTGAATTGCCTTATCGATTAGAAGCGTTACCATCTACTCCGGGACAATACGCAATTGATTATGCTACTGGTACAGTTTATGTTTATGGAGCAGATTTAACCAATGATGGTACTGGGCCATTTCCGCCATTAGCTAATTATAAATATCGATTAACCTATCAGTCAGAGATAGATTACGTTTATGATACAGATTTATTAGATTTAGTGGCACTACCAACTGGAAGCTTATTAGATTTTGATGGAACTATTAATTTTGAATATGAAGAAGTTTTTATTCCTGGACAAGATTATGAGGCTAATTTACATTTAGAAGAATTAACAGAAAGAGTCGGGAATAATTTAATTGCTTTAAATGCTTTTAGAACTAAAAAAGGCCCCATTACTAATGTCTTCAGAATTTTAAATGAAACTTCTGGTGAAATTTATACTTTAAATCGTTGGACTGAAGATAAAGTCTACTTTAGATATAATACGCCGCCTAGAATTGTTGCTCAAACTGGAGAGAGAGTTTCTTTTGAAACTATTCCTAATGAATTGTTATTTGTTAATACTTCATTGATTAACAGTGGTAGCATTAAAATATTTAATATACCACTAAATAATAATAACATTATTTCTTCTTCAGAAGATGGATTAGGATCTTCCATTAATACTAGTGTGTCATTTTCTAATCAAACTATATTTGTCTCAGAAAAATGGTTTAATCGAGGATTATCTGTTTCTTTAAATTTAGAAAATTTAAATAATGTAGGGGAATACATGATAGATTATACCAATGGTATTGTTTATTGTGCAGTCTCTACTAGCCAAGATTTTAATATTGGAACCGTTACTTACAAATATAAAAATATCATTCCAAATTTCCCGCATATTATTACTGCGGATGATATTTACTATCAAATTAATCCATTATCTAATAAAAACAAAAGTTTTACTGTTTTTTCTTCCGGAGAAAATAGCATTATACCAGAAACATTAGATTTTTCTGATGAAACATTTTTAAACAATACTGATTCCTCGCCCTATCAATTGTTTAGTGGGCAAATTGGATCTTTTGTGGGACAAAACTTTGTTGGCGGAGTAACTAATCAAATTAAATTTATTCGTGGAGTATACGAATTTTTTGATTTACAAAATAGTGCTCATCCTTTTAATTTTTCTGGATTTGCCGCACATGATGGATTTAATATTACACTCAATCCCACAGTTAAGCAAACACTAAGTTCAGTCCAATATGATGGAACAGATTATTTTGTGTTAATTAATGAGAATATTCCATATCTCTCTCCTAGTATTAACTATACTTTTAGCATTATTCGGTCCTCTGATTCTCAAGAGTTATGGGATGTCATGGGCACAATAGTTCCAGGTAATCCATTAAAACTAGTTTTATCAGGACTTAACTCGCCTCAAACTAATGATCAAGTAACTGTTAATTATACAATTGAGATTAAAGACTTATCAAGAGTAATTGTTGATTACAATAAAGGAGATTATTTTATTGATTATACTTATTTGGCTGATGAAATTGTAGTTAGTTATGAATACGGTGATAACGTATTAGATTTTCGTCGTAGTACCAATATTCCAACTAATACAGAATATTATGCCTCCTATAAAGTTGGCGCTTTACGCGATGCATTATTAAAGAATTTTGGAACCTTAGTCAATGTAGCAGAGTTATCGGTATTTGATGTGGATTTTAAGCGCGAGCGTTATCGAGATGCATTATTAGCTGCCTTATCTTCTTTTATCCAAGGGGCGACATTAACAGCTATTAAAAATATTGGAAAAACAATTTCTCATATTGAGCCAATAGTAACCGAATCATCATTTATTAATTGGTCATTAGGAAATAGTTTATTATCTCCTCAAATGATAGAGACTACTGGAGACATAACTTTATTACCTGCTAAATTTGGTAATGGAGCTTTATTAACTCATGAAGGTCAGACTATTTCTGTCCCAGTAAATAGCAATATTAGATTAGAAGAAGGGACTTTTGAAACTTGGATTATTCCTCAATGGAATGGATTAGATAATGATGCCGTTCTTACTTTTAATGTTTTAAAAGATGGATATGCCATGCCAGCCAATCAAATATTTATTGGCGCAGAAGAATACCATCCCACGTTAGTGAGTGGCAAGTTTTCTGTTAATAAAAATATTTTAGGAACACCTAATACTAATAAAGATGGAGTCTTTATTTATTATGATAAAGATTTATCTGGAGATTTCAATCGTTGGTATGTTCAAGTAATTGATGGCTATGTAAATTCTATAAGCTCTACTTATAAAATTACTATTCAATCTACTGGCAGCTTTTATGATAGCAAAAGTTTAGTCTTGCCAAAATCTAATAATGTATCTATTACTACGGGAACTAATTCTTTAACGTTAAATATTACTGGAGGATCTGCTCTTGATGAAGGTGTGACATTTATTTCCGATGTAGACCATTATGTATTAGATTTTGGCAAGGAAAAAAATAAAAGTCGAGTCTCTTTATACAAAGATATTTCCGGTTACATGGTATTTAAAGTTTATGATCGATTAGGTACGGCTTATATGGTTAGTGCCGATGTATCTGCCTGGCGTGCGGGAGAAGCTCATCATGTAGCAGCGTCATGGAAATTAAATAATTTTAATAGTCGTGATGAGATTCATCTATTTTTAGACGGATTTGAAGTTCCTAACATCATTAAGTATGGGCAAAAATTGCGCCCATACTTGCATGAAAAATTTAGAGCTATTAATACTGAAGAAATTATTGGTCTTTCTAATCGAGATATTATTTCTTCTGTGGATTTAGTTACTATAGCTGGTAGCACTCAAGTCACTTCTTCTATTAATTTTAGTAGTTTTAATATTTTTCCAGGAGATATCATCAATATTGATGAGGTTGGGTTTGCTGAAGCAGGCTATTCTATTGTGAGTATTAGTGGTCAATCATTAACATTAAATACTAGCATGCCAGTTTCTTTAAATAATGGAAAATTCTCTATTAATAGAACTTCATTTTCAGTTTCTTCAGATATTGATTTAGCTCCTAATATTGCAGTTAGCACTCTGAGTCCGATGGTTATTAATAGTGATTTGCAAGGAAGCATTGGATCAAATATTGTTACTTCTACTTCAGTAAATTTTGTGACAGCTGGAGTGAAACCAGGGTTTATCATTAGAATTGATAATATTTCTTTAGAATCCACTTATCATATTTTACAAGTCAGTGGAAATACTCTGGTATTAACTGACCCAATGCCTGTTAACTTTACTAATGAAGATTTTCAAGTGTACTCTACTACTGAACAAGAGATTCCGGGAGTAAGAGCGGTTCGCCCTTCTTATTCTATTAGTAAAGATCTTAATTTTAATAATGTTTTAACTATTTCTAATAATGTCTTGGCTAAAGATTTAATTTTAGTGCGTACTTTAGGAATTAATCATCGTAAAGTAAAAAAGCAACATTATGTGTGGAGCAATGGTGAAGAGAATATTCTGAAAACACAATTACCAGCCCCCGTTGCGTTAGATGAAGTTAAAATAACAAAAATTATTTTGCCTACTACTGCTATTGGGCCGGCGAATTCTACGTTGACTTTAGGTCAATTTGTTTCTAATAATTTAACTGCTTATCCTACGACCAATGATCAAACAGGCAGAACCATTAGCATAACTATTAGTGGAAATAATACAGATTTTATTGCACCAGCAGTAGTAACTATTAATGGAGTCTCTGGAAACGCTACTATTAATGAGAATTTATCATTTACGGAATATGGCACTTTAGATACTGTTAATTTATTCCAAAGCATTAATTATATTACGGTAACAGTTACGCCTATTGATTCTACTAAAAATGCCTTAACTTTAATCGCAAAAGAAAAGTACTCTATTACACAAGTGGAAGCTAGTGGTAGTGTGCCAGTTATTAGATTCAGTTATGTTATTGGTTCTGGTTATACTTTATTTAATGATACCTCGTATTCTGTGAGAGATGAAAATTTCTTATTTAGTAGTGTAGATATTGGAAATTATTTATTAATTCAGACTCCTATTACAGTAGCAGGATATTATCAAATAACCGGATTATCTACAGATAGAAAAACTATTCATATTCAGCCAGCAGCACAGGCAGATCCATTACCTTTAGCTAATTTTACCAATGGTACCTATCAAGTATTAAATGTAAATCAATCTCGAAGTGGATTACAAAATGGATTCTTTACTTTAGAAAATAAAGAGTTGCCAGGTCAACCATACTTTTTAAGTAATGGATTTTATGAATTAGAATATTCTACTTATACTAAAATTAATTTAGACCCTATTAATAGTAAAGCTTTTATTGGTTCTAATTTTGTTGGGAACTTATCAGCGAATGCCATTTTAGATCAAGTAAAAACATATTCAGTGATGTTAACTGATACTAGAATAGGGGAATCAATTCCGGCCAATCAAAGATCTATTACTAAAGATTTTAATTCATTAAAACCATTAACCGCAGATAGTAATACATTAATGTTAATTAATTTTGATAGTGTACCATTTGAAAATGAAGCTAAATTTTATATTAGCTCTACCCCTAGCAAAGATCATTTCCAATCTTCTGTAGTTATTAATGAAAACTTTGGTAATAGTATTGCGTTTTTAAATAAACCATTAGTGTTAGATAACGAAGGAATTTTAAATACTAAAAGAGAAGGCACTATTGAATTTTGGATGAATCCATTATTTGATACCTCTAACGATCCTAATATGAGATATTATTTTGATGCGTTTGGTGCCGTTATTGAAGAGACCGTCAGTGTTAATAATACTGCAGTTAAATTAACTGGCCCAGCTAGTAAAATTCTTTATGTAAAATTACCCGGCAATGATGATATTGATTATTTTGCGGGCGGAAAAATTGAAATTGACACTCAAAATGCTATTCAAGAAGAAAGCGTTAGTTCTTCCAATAGCAATGTCTTGGTTTCTAAGCCAATCTTACAGGTAATTAGTGTTAAAATTGTAGGAGATTTAACTAATACTGACTATTTTGCGAATGGCACCATTAGCTCTAATTTAAAAACTATTTTCTTGGGCAAATTATTGCCTAAAAGTAATTTACCAGTAGTAGTTACTTATCAAACCACTGAAAATAATAACATTAAACTTAATACTCAAGTTATTAGATTAAATAGAAAATTACCTTATCAAAATACTAAGGTTACCGTGGCCTATGTACCTCAAGGTTTACAAGGAGATCGAATCTCTATTTTTAAAGATAAAGTCGGTTATCTCAATTTCTCGATTACCGCTTCTGGTATGGACCATGTCGTACGAGCACCTACATTGTGGGCTAAAAATACTTGGCATCGAATAAAGGCCAGTTATAAAATAAATGGCGGTGCGGGCCAAGATGAAATGAGATTATTTTTAGATGGCTATGAATATGTTAATTTGACATATGGTCAAAACATAATTTATGGAGACTTTCCATTAGTATATGGAATGGCTATTCCGGGAGGCATAAGAAATCGGGATGGGTATGAATCTTTAATAAATATTAAATTCAAAGATCCTATTAATGAATTATTTATTGGAACGCAGTATACTAGAACCAGCCCAGCTTTCTGCTTATTAGATAATTTTAGAATCAGTAATATTTCTAGACCTATCTATGCGCCTTTTGGAGAGCCACTAGATATTAATTACAGTACTAATTTAAGTACAGTCTTTCCTGTCACAGAAGATTTATTTACTACTTATTTAATGAATTTCAATAATTTAGTGTTCTTAAATGATGATTTTGCTGTGTTAAAAAATCGAAAAACTGGATTATTTGATTTTTCGATAAATATTTTAGATTCTCTGGGTATAGTAAATAGTAATATTAAAAGTAAAGAAGCATTAGAGGCTTTACTTAAAGTATTGAAACCCGCCAATAGTAGAGTGTTCATCAATTATACTAGGTAATAGCTCAATAATTCAATATAAATGTATGACAGGTAGAAATTTTAATTCCAGCTGGGCCTTGATTAATTATGGGGCACTATCAGCCACAAACCATATTGTAGATAATAATGGGAGATAAATCATGACTAAAAGAAGCCCAGTGTCTGCTGAAAAAAATATTTGGTTTGATGCTCAACAAGTAGATGATACCGACTTAACTGTTGAACAAGACTATAATGATACTATTGATTCAGCCATTATCAACAATCATATTGGTACCGGAGTACTTCCTGAAGTATTAGTACAAAATGTTATTTTTGATTCCTCATTAGCTACTGGTTTATTAGATGGCGCAGTGATTTCAGTTCAGAATCAACCGAGTGATAATAATTTAGGAAATCAATTAGAAATTTCTTTAACTGGGTCACAAGTTGGTGGCCGCAAAGCAGTTAAAGTTGCTATCATTGGATTAGATTTTCAAAGTAATCTACAATTTGAAACGTTTTATTTTAGAGCTAATGAAATTCAAGTTAGCAGAAAACATTTTACCCAAATTTTAGTTTTACTATTTAATGATTTAAAAGGAAATCCTAATTTTTCTATGAATCTAGGAGGTCGGTTAGTTATTAAAGAGGCTAAACCTATGACCCTGTCTCGTTCTGCTATGATGGTAGCGCAAGATATTCAGCCCAATTTATTTTTTAGAGATTTTTTTACTGGAAATGGCACCGATTCATTAAATAGCTTATTACAAAACGCATTACCATTTTATAATATTGATTCATTAGGAATTTATACGGCGGGTATTGATAAAAAAGTATTATTAAATAGTGACGTAACTACTCAAATTGGAGAAAAGTTTCTAGCTACTACCAATAATATTCAAAAAGTTTCTTTGTTATTATCGGTTAGAAACTTAGAAGTAGGTAGTGAAAATGATTTGGTGTGGAATGGAGACTTAGTAGTTAGCATTTAT